GTGTAGGGATCATGTTCCAGATCCTAATATCACCAGCAGCAGTGACTACACAAATGTAGCTTTCATCATCATCACGGTTAATGTTAAACCAATAACCGTCTTCTACTAAACCACTAGTGGTAAGAGTAGTGAGAAACTGACTACCGTTCCTTTTTACAAGACCAAAGGTAGGGTCAGGGTAGCCATTGACAATCTCTGATACTTGACCAGGAGATTTTTTGTTATCTTGCTGAGTACTAACACCACCAAGAAATGTAGGAATCTGTTGAGTAATTGCAGCCATTACCACCTCTGGAGTGCTTTAAAGGGTTGGAATGATTGATAAGCAGAACCTTCCCTTGGTTTGCCGAAGTAGGAGTAGTCTCCTTGATTGCATTCATATTCAAGTGCCATAGCCCTACAGAAGGCTTCTTTCTGTTGAAGCATCTGGTACTGCGTACTATCTCCTACAATACGGCTGGAGACGACTGTAGCAGCACGTGAAGTGATGTAGTCTTGAATAACAGGTGGGATATCAGACCATGGACGAAGCCAAGTAATATCACAGTAAATGGGTTCATCCCACTGATCAGTATGGTGAAGGCGATCATAAAGCCTACCATTTTGTCTAACTAGATCTACATAAGCATATCCAGTAAGGCTAGGGTTATTTGAGAGGTCAACCTGTAGCGCATTAATTGGAAATGGAATGTACTTAGTAACAGCTTCAGGTTGGAGTAGGTAATCATACTCTACGTTAAATGTCCATCCTTCAGCCTGCACTTCCCTAGATACTTCAAACAGTGTATCATAAGCAATCGCAATGTCCGGATTGGTTACTACGGTAACGGTCGAACCATCAGCAGTAGTGACGGTTTCAGTCTCCAGGGTGGTGGCAGGCGCTTGACCAACTGACGCCAAAATTTGATTGATAGCTTGCAGCTCAGTCTTAGAGCCAGTTGTAGGAAATGGCATAACAATAGTGTTATTTTAGCGTTAATAAAAAGGGGGACCATTAAGATCCCCCAAGTAAATCAGGCAGTACGGCTAGCGTCAAGGGCTGGAGAATCAGCCTCAACACCAACGTATGCAGTACGAAGTCCTTGAGTCTCCGAGAACACCTTAGAGGCGGTCGTAGGAGCAGACTTGCTAGTACGTGCTACAGCACGACGAACAGCATGGTTGTCAGAGACAGCCAGGTTGCCATTGTCGGTATAAGCAGTACCGTAAGCGCCAGTGATGGTGCGGGTTGCAAAGTTAGCAACACCAGCCACACCGTTATCACCAGCGGCAACAGAAAGATTAGCCATTGGTTACCTCAGTTGGTATACGAAACAGTGTCAACACGGAAGGTTGCACTAGTAGTGCCAGCAACGCTCAACACGTCACCAGCACGATAACCATCACCACCTGCAACCACAGTCTGTCCAGTGACAGCACCATCAGTTACAGTAGTCGTGATAGTACAACCACTACCGTTGATATTATCAGCAGTGGTGGCTTTACCAGTACCAGCCGTTTGACCAGTACCAGCAGTCAGTCGAGTCACACTAACAACTGTACCACCCTCACGTCCGGGTTCAATCGGAGGGCGAGGGTAGTAAGTTGCACTAGTGGTAACTCCAACGCCGTCAAAAGCTTGAGCAGCCATCGGATATTACCTCTAGTTATCAGGAACGAGCCGACTGCAGTTCGATAGCAGCAGCAGGGTTCAGAGTACCAGCACCCATGGCCAGACGACCAACGATGATGTCACCTTGATACATGGTGCGAACATCAGAACCAGTGGTCTGCACTTGAGGACCGATAGCCTCCACAACACCCACGGCATCCTTTTGATAGATCAGACCGCAGCTGGTAGAGAAGTCACCAGCGTAGTTGTTGTTCTCACCGTTAACGGCAGAGATATTACCAGCCAGGAAGGGCAGGTTGTTGGAGCGACGGATGCTGATACCGGCGATCTCATAGAGACCTTCGCCGGAAGTCAGGTTACCGGAAGTGTTACCGTAGTCGCGGTTCAGGATGTTAGTATCAACCTGAGACACGAGTGCGTAGTACTGACGAGGAGACAGCACAGCGGTACGACCTTGCTTGGGCAGGTTCTTTTCGTCCATGATGGAAGCAGCCTCGAAGAAAGCATCAACGAGAGCTTGTGCATCATATTCCTTGGTAACACCAAGTTGGATGATGCTACCACCGGGCTCAGGACCAGGAGCAGCAGTGATAGGATGAGCTTCACGAGCAGCCTTAGCGATCTGACGGAAGATCTTCTTATCATAAGCTTCGGCCAAAGCATGACCGATCTTAGCAGAGATCTCAGAACGCAGACTATAATGTGCAAGAGTCTCATCGAGATCATACACGAAAGCAGACGACACCAGAAGGTCATCCATCACGATGGTCTTCTCAGCCACCGGAGGGTTATTAGTACCCAGGATAGGAGTGCCGGGCTCGTGATATGCCGCCGTCATACGGCCAGTGAAGATGAACTGAGCAGACTTACCGCCACGAAGTGAACGACTCATCACAGTTCCTTTTGCGATGCAAGCGCTTTCATACGCTTTCATCATCTCACCAGTAAACAGTTTCAGATAAGTTGCGTACTTGGTATCATAAGCAGTACCAAGAGCAAGAGGGGTCGAAGACGTATTATTAATACGACCGACCGGAGTCACAAGAGTGTTAGCCACGATTAGTAAAGAGAGAGTTGTTGTGTACAGTCTCCCTAAGCGCTTAGGAATTCACATGAATAGACATGTGCATTCAAATATTAGTCATTGTTGTCTGTCTCTCCAGACCGTCATGGCATGAGGTGCCCGCCGTAGCAGATTCATACCAATAGGAGCCAGGTCCGACTCTGAGGTGCCTGACTCCAACCACATTACTGTGGATTTCAGCCCGAGTTAGCGGGAACTATCACGGCCAAGCAGCACCACCAGCTTGAACTTTTACACCTTTCGGGCTCAGTTCAGTCAAGGTTTGTGCAGCTTCACCATAAGCAGAAATAAACGCACGGCTATCAGCAGTAGGAGTTACATACTGAACCGTTACCGAAGAGACCTTCGGATCAAAGGGATTAGCTTTTGCCATTGTTATCCAATAGAAGGGGCTACCAGTGCCACGGGAGTGGTTTCAGCACTGGCAAGGTCAAGAGGGAAGTTGTGAGCATTCTTGAAACCCACTGTCGCCAGTGGCAAGGACTATATCATCACCCATTAGGGTGTCGGACGCTAATGGTGTATTACATGCGGAGCGCCGCAAACCACCTAGTCTCTGAACCTTCCTTACACGCTTGTAAGGCTTGGCTGCTGATTGTCTACGAGAGAGTTCCAGCAATTCATCCGATTTAACGAGCGCCATGCGTTCACAAAACGCTCGTGCATCACCTCAAATCCAAGACCAGCTCGGTTAAGGATATCAGCCCAGGTATTGATTACTTTCCCGTCAGACGAGATGAGGGATTGATTGAAGTTGAAACCATTGAGGTTGAACGCCATTGTTGAAACGCCCAAGGCAGCAAACCAGATACCGACAACAGGCCAAGCAGCAAGGAAGAAGTGTAGCGAACGAGAGTTGTTGAACGAAGCATACTGAAAGATCAAACGTCCAAAGTATCCATGGGCTGCAACAATGTTGTAGGTCTCTTCTTCTTGCCCAAACTTGTAACCATAGTTCTGACTTTCCTGTTCAGTAGTCTCACGCACAAGTGAGGACGTAACAAGCGAACCGTGCATAGCACTGAATAGTGAACCGCCGAACACTCCAGCAACGCCGAGCATATGGAAGGGGTGCATGAGAATGTTATGTTCGGCTTGGAACACCAGCATGTAGTTGAACGTACCGCTAATACCCAACGGCATGGCATCAGAGAAAGAACCTTGCCCGAATGGATAGACAAGAAAGACTGCCGACGCTGCAGCAACAGGAGCAGAGTATGCGACACAAATCCACGGCCTCATTCCTAGTCGATAGCTAAGTTCCCACTCCCGTCCCATGTAAGCATAGATGCCAATGAGGAAGTGGAAGATAATGAGTTGGAAACTGCCGCCGTTGTAGAGCCATTCATCAAGTGAATTAGCTTCCCAAATTGGGTAGAAGTGTAGTCCGATGGCA